ACATTCTCAACATCTATCGCCAGCAGCTGGAAGCGGCCGATCGCGCCGTGGCCCTATCCGCCGAAGGCGCCACCAACCTGCGCCGCACCGGCGCCCTGCAGCAGCAAAGCCTCGACATCCAGCAGCGAGCCCTGGGCGTCCAGGTCGAAGCGGCCAACCTCTCCTTGGCCCAGCAGCGGGTGTTGACCCGGCTGAACGAACAGGAGCAGGCGATCAAAAACAACCTCGCCGAACGCACCCAGGTGGAAACCCGGTTGCAAAACGGCCGCCAGCAGGAAATCACCATTCTCGAGCGCCAGCGCAATGCCCAGGAGAAGCTGCAGGCGATCGAAAAAAGCCGTACCGACCTGGCCAAGGCCCGCCTCGATGCCAATGCGCAGGATGCCGATCGCATGCTGTCGCTGGCCCGGGCCCAGGCCGATGCCCGCAACAACCCCACATCGGTGTCGGCGGTGATCGGCGCCCAGATCGAGGCCCTGGCCCTCGGCCGCACCGGTTTGGTGAGCGAGGCCGATGCTGTCCGGGAGCTCTACAACGCCAAAGCCCGGCAGCTGAACCTGGAGCAATCGGTTGCCCGCCAGCAGCTGGAGTTCCAGCAGAGGCGGGAGGCCTCCGAGCAGCGGATCGCCCTGCTGCGCCTCCAGGTTGAGCGCACCAGCCAGAACATTGCCCTGCTGAACCTGGATTCGGCCCGGCAACAGCTAAAGGTCCAGGCCCAACGCGACACTCTCAGTGGCGCCACCGGGGCCGCGGCGCCTCCAGTGGTCGCGACGGGGGGGCGCATGATTTCAGGGGCCAGGACCAATCGCACCCGCGATCCTGATGCGGAAGCAACCGGCTGGGACATCGTGGTGCCTGGTGGCCGCGGCGGTGCTGTCACCAATCCATTCGGGAAACTCACGATCACCGGCACCGGCTTTCAGGGCCGCGGTGCGGGATCAACTGGCAAAGGGTACGGCAGCTGGGTCAGCGGAGAGTTCAATATCGGCGGCAAGAAATACGAAATGCTCCTCGGTCACTTCGACAGCATTGACGTGGCCAAAGGGATGACTCTGGGACCCGGCGACCGCATTGGGAGCCAGGGCATTACGGGCCGGACCTTTGGGACCCATGTCACCACCCACGTCAACCCCAAAGGCGGGGCATCAACGGCTGACGCTTGGCAAGCGCTGGAAGCACTTACTCGTGCGTGGGAAACGGGACGCATGGTCCCTGGGTCAGGTTCAGCCGCTCTCCCCGCCATGGCGTCAAGACCCCGCAGTGGGCCCGACATCTTCGCCGGTATTGACATGAATGGCCCCATCCCAGATGCAACACCAGCACCGCTACGGCGGCTGCAAGGTGGCTCGGCGCCAAGGGCAATCGCTACCGCCACGGCTTCTGCCGGCCCGATGCTGGCCGCCCAACCCCTCGAAAAGCCGCTGAACAGCCTGGGCAACAGCCTCCAGGCCAACACCGACAGCATGGAGCAGACGCGCCAGTTGCTGGCCAACATCAACACCGCGATCAAAGACCTGCAGGATGAATTGGGAGGGACCAGAACCCGCAATGAATTCGACACCGAAGCCCTGAGAATCAACCAGGCGGAGCAGAGCAGGGCCATGGAGGTGGAGCGGATAAGCGCACAGCTCAAGGCTGAAATCCTTAACTCCCCCCGCGGCCGACTGGCTGCCGGCCTGACGGAGGACACCGTGGGCGGGTTAGGCGGCGGCGTCCGCCAGGCGCTTTCTACGGCGATGCAGGGCGGCGACATTCGGGGGGCGATCGCCCAGGCCCTGGCCGGCACCGCCGATCGCCTGGCCCAGACCACCCTCAATTCCATCCTCGCCCCCCTCGAACAGCTGCTCACCGGCAACCTGTTCCAGGCCCTCAGCGGCTTCAGCGGGGCAGCGGGGCAGCAGATGACCGCAGCCCAGCTGATGCTGCGGGCGGGGCAGTTGATGGCCCAAAGCGGCGTGGGCAGTGGCTTTACACCAGGTGGCGGTGGCGGACTGGGGTTGATCGGCGACCTCTTCGGAGGCCTGGGCCCTGGTGCGGGGCTGGTGGGCGCCGGCATCAAGGGCCTCGGCAGCGCCTTCAATATCACCGACTTCCCGTTGGCCCAGTTTGCCGCCGGTGGGGTCTCCCATGGCCCCAAAAGTGGTTACGCGGCCATGCTCCATGGCACTGAGGCGATTGTTCCCCTGCCGAACGGCCGCAGCCTGCCGGTGCAGCTGCAGGGAGGGGCGGCCGGCGGCGGCTGGGGCGGCGGATCAATCACCATCCCGATCAGCGTCGACGCCACGGGCACGGCCGTCGCCGGCAACAACGAGAAGGGTTCGAGGTTGGGCGAAATGGTCGGCCAGGCGGTGAAAGAGGTGCTAATCCGCGAGAAACGCCCCGGCGGCATTCTCTACAACTGATGCCCTTCACCCTGCCAGCCAGCCCCCGGCCGATCTACCCGGCAACCGAAACTACCAAGCCGGAGCTGCGGGGCAGCCAATTTGACGACGGGCCAGAAGACCGCAAGGCCCTGGGCCTCAACCAGTTCCCCGTTACCCTGCCGCTGCAGTGGGCGCCGCTGCCAATGGATCAGGTCAAGATCCTCACCACCTTTTTTGAGGCGCGCCTGCGCAACAACCAGGTTTTTCTCTGGACGCCACCGGACCGCCCCCAAGCGCGTTGGCGCTGCCCGCAATGGTCGCTGACTGGGGCTGGCCGCAACTTGTATGTGCTCAGGGCCGTTTTTGAGCAGTCCTTCGGGATCCGATGACCTACTCCACCTTCCCGGCGGTGCCGGTGAAAAGCGAGCTGAGCAAAGAGGTGCGCAGCCTTGCTACCAAACAGCCCTTGGGGGACGGCTACACCTACATCACCCAGTTCGGGCTGCATCCGCTGGAAGAGACCTGGCGAGTGCAAATGCTGATCAAGCTCAGTGAAGCAGCCACGGTTCGGTCTTTCCTTGAGGCCCGGGCAACCGATGGGAAACCATTCCTGTGGACGCCGCCAGACCATGCCGGGGGCAGCACTCCGATGTGGAAGGTCGAAGAATGGCCAATCGCCAGGGAATTTCAGTCCATGGTGAAGATTGATCTGCTGCTGCGTCGGATTTGGGGGAAACTGGCACCACCTGGAATCAAAATTGGTGGCGTGCCGCATTATTGCCGGGCGCAGCCTGATTTTGCTTTGCACCCTTCAGCCGCATACGTTCGGTGGGTTGGTGTGCAATGGTCGGAGCGGGGATATGGCGGCCTCGGCGGTAGCTCGGCGCCTCCGGTGACAAATTTCATCACAACGAGTTGGCGACCGTTGCGCACAACAACAGGCCAGCTTATTACATATGGGATTGGGGGGATAGTATTGGAAGGAAACTATAGCGCCGCAGGCTACTTAGGCCCTTGGTACTCAAATATAGATATTTACGTTGCTTATTATTCAGGGCCAGGCAATTCCATGGGCGGATCCATGAGTGTATTCTACATTTACACAGCAAACCCAACGCTGCCGCTCCAGGGTGCAGAAACCAACACTGGGTACGGTTTCAGCCGATCCGCTTACGATTACTCCAACTTTGCCACCGCCAGGGGGCTCTGGGAATTCGCCAACGCCGCTTATGAAGTGATTTTTACCTGGGATGGATATTCCCGGCTGCGTCCAGGTGCCGTAATCTAAATCATAATGGATGCAACACTCAGGGCTGAACTCGCGTCGACGGAACCTGGTTCCATCATCGAATTGTTTGAAATCGAAACCAACTGCCGAATCCACGGCGTTGATCAAACCTTTAGGTTTTCAAACACCTATAGCGCTTCCAGCACAGTGATACCAGTGATTTGGGCTGGTAATTCCTATTGGCCAATCACAATTGAAGCCGACGGCTTTGCTTATGACGGCAAAGGGGTGCTGCCTACACCCACATTGCGGCTGGGCAATGTCAATGGTGAAATCTCCGCAATCCTCAATGAGGTAAATGCCTTCACCCCTGGCAACGACCTTGGCATGGCCAAGTTCACCAGAATCAGGACCCTGGCCAGGTTCCTTGATGCCGCGAATTTTGATGATGGGGTCAATCCTTACGGCACACCCAACCCGGCAGCGACATTTCCGCCAGAGATTTACTACTTTGACAAGAAAGAGCTTGAATGCCGCGATGTGGTGGAATTCAAGATGGAATCAGCGTTTAGTTTGGTGGGTGAACGGGGCCCTCGGCGCCAATGCCTCAAGCAATGCACCTTTGTGTTGGGAGGCGATGGCTGCGGCTACAACGGCCCTAACTTTTTTGACGAGAATAACAATCCAGTCGCATCAGCCGAACTAAGCGTTTGCAGCCAGACACTGACTGGTTGTCGATTACGCCATGGCGAAGGCGCTGAACTTCCATACGGTGGTTATCCAGGTATTGGCAATTACAATGCCTGATCGCCAGCAATGAACAACCAGACCCGTGCTGCAGCGCTGCTTGCCGCAGTGGCCGAAGCCCCCCGCGAAAGCTGCGGCCTGGTGGTGGTGGTGGGCGGCAAGGAGCGCTACTGGCCCTGCCGCAACATCAACCCGATTCAGACCGATTTCAGCATTGATCCAGCCGACTACCTGGCCGCCGCCCGGGCCGGAACAATCGTGGCGGTGATCCATTCCCATCCCGACGGCTTCCCACATCCATCTGATGCCGATCGC